GTGATGAGTTAGGTAACCACACAGCCACTCAAAACTTAAATATGGGTGGTAATGCAATTACCAATGTTGGTAACGTAGACGGTGTAGACGTATCAACTTTAAAAAGTGATTTTGATACATTAGAAAATACTTCAAAGGGAAGAATCACTTATTTATATACTTCTTCTACATCTACAAGTTATGTTCCTCCCGCTGGGTATATAGCTTATATAGATTCTGTTGTAGACTATGTATTAGTTAACACATCTTCATATAATAATGTAGATTTAGCAGGAGGATCAGGAGGATATGGTGGTTTTTTATATACTGAATTAGGATCACTTATTACTACTAGAAACACAAGTAATGGAGCTTTCCAAACCCATAAAGTAGTTGATATTATAACAGGTCATAATGATGATAGTGCTGTAAGATTTGGTATACAAAGTATTGCTTTAGGAATTAGTTCGGGTAGTTTATCTAATGGTGATGAAGTTGAATTTATTTGGGATAAGTCAGCAGGTGTAGGTGGCGCTTATAGTGCTACTACAGGTGCAGTTACTAAAACACTCGCAGGAATATACCAACCTGGTTACAATTATTTAGATATGTTCTTTGGTGTGGGTCCTGCGGACTTTGATGGTTCACCTGACAATTTATCAGGAGTAAACCCCTCAGGTTCCCATGAAAATAGCCATTATTATTTACCAGCGATTTCACAATCAGACTCTTTAACCTTAGGAGGATTAACAGTTAATGGAAATATAACAGTTACTGGTAATGTTGATGGTACAGATGTAGCTCAACTTAAATCTGATTTTGATACTTTAGAAGGTAAAACCTTAGTCTCAAGTTCAGACCAAATACTCCCAATTACAACCTCAAGTATTACAGATTTTCCAACAGAAGTATCTCGCTCAGCAGCTGCTGCTGGATTTGGAGCAGGAGGAGGTGGGGGTTCAGGTACTGTAACTGAAGTTACTGTTGGTACTGGTTTGGATGTTACTAATGGTACTACAACACCAAATGTAACTTTAGACCTTACAGAAGTAATAGCAAGTGATGCTGCCAATAGAGTATTAACATCAGATGGTGATGGCACCTTAACAGCAGAATCCGAACTAACCTATGATGGTACTACATTAAATGTAGATGGTAAAATTGATGTTGATGCTGATGTAGATAATGGTACTTTAGTAGATATTACAAATACACGTAATGGTGGCTTAACAGGTGATAGTTATGCTTTAAAAGTAGAAAGTGCTGATACTGTATATATGGGTGGTCTTTCATATAGGGCATTTGGAGGTTACTTTTTAGCAGGTTCAACAACAAACGCACCCGACTTTCATGATACGATAGCTTTATATGCACAGGCGACTGGATATAATAACCAAGGAGGCCCATTCTCATATGCCGCTATATTTAGTGGTTCTAATGGTGTTGTTGGTATTAATACCATGGAACCTACAGTTGAATTAGATGTTGTTGGTGATATCAGTGCTAGTAATGATGTACGAATCGCTAATAATTTATCTTTAGGGGCAGTAGCAGATGTAGAAGCTAGAATTAGCTCATATAGAGTAGTATTACAATCCAATTGTTATTTAAGCCAAACAGATAAAAGATATTTACCTTTTAATTCTCTATCAGAACAAACAAGTTTCAATTATATATCTTTAACCCCGGCAGCCGCTAATGGTCAGTTAATTTCAATCACAGTATGGCCTCAATCAGGAGGTGGATCTTCTACAATGGGATTACACGTTAATAGTAATGCAACAGCAACTGCCACAGACACCCAAACTTTAAGTATAGGAGCACCTACTACATTTACATTTAGTGGTGCTACCTTCTCCCAAAACGATGAATTATCCTTTAGTATAACTTCTACAAGTAATCCTAATGGATTTTCTGCTCAAATAATTTTAGAATATGATTACTAATGGCATTAAATACTAAAAGAACAAATTTTAAATTAGTTAAAGACCGCTCAGGAACTAACAACATCACAACAGGTATAATTACTGCTGCCAGTGCAAGCTTATCAAGTGATATTTTTTCAAATGACCAAGCTTACCTTGAGGGAACTTTATCACCTATATTATATCATATTGACTTACTCCAAGAAGACATTGATGAACTTAGAAGATTCACTACAGGATCCATGACAATACCTTCCAGTATAGGACAAGCCTCAAGCGCAGGAGAAGTTGGTTTAGGAACTGAACATATTACTTTACATAGTTCACAAACCTTACAAGCAGGTGCTGTAGTTTATTCAGGAGCTTCTTCTTGGAATTATGCTAATGCAACTTCCGCAGGAGCAGCTTCTTATGGATTTATGGGGGTAACAAAAACAACATCAACAGGTGATGGGTTAGTTACAAGAGGAATAGTCTATTTAAATCAAGACCCCGGTGGTAGTGTAGGTGATGTTGTATATTTAAGCACATCAAGTGGTAGATTAACAACAACGGCTCCTTCAGCAGATGGTAATGTAGTCAGAGTAATGGGCCATAAGTTAGGAACTAATTTAGTTTATTTTAATCCCAGCACAAATTGGATAGAACTAACTGTATAAATGGCTATAAGTAAAGTTTCAGGAATAGCATGGGCTAATATAGCCAGTTATGGTGGAGTTGCTAAAGCAAACATTGCTAATTTAGGTGGCGGGACAACCCCACCAGTAGCTGTTGTAAATTGGTCTTCTTCATTATATCATTTTGAAGACCAATCAACACAAGAAGGAACATCAGGTAATTGGTCCCCAACCTCAACCCATTCAACTTGGGTTAATGGAACCTCTGCTGTAAATGGAACTTATTGGGGTAGAACTTCAAACAAAACTGTAAAAGGATGGAATCTAGGTACAGATAATTCACCTTCTGGTCAAACTGGCCCCAATGGTGGTGTTGTTATCCCTGGTGGTACACATTCAACAGCAGCTTCAAGTGACAATTACTTATATAGTGAAGCATCGAGTAATAGAAACCGTTACGCATTTGTAACTAGAATGCCTGGTTTTAACTTTAGTCTCGAAATGGGGGACCGCAAATCCAATAATTTAGATTTAATATTTTGGGTGCATGCTTTTGGCAGTAATATGGGAGATTTATACGTTTATATAGACACAGCTACCACATCTAATCATTCAAGTGCTACCGAATTAGCAGCATATGAATCCTTTACAGGATTTACATCTAATTCAAGTGTATGGCAACAAAAAACAATCAGTTTAAATTCATATAGATCAATCAGTTCTAACCATTATATTTATTTTGTAACCCAAAACGGTACTGGATTTAGAAGTGATTTAGCAATCGACGGAATACAAATAGTAGAATCATGAGAGTAAAATATATTTGTGAAACACACGGTTATATGGTGTATAATTCTTCAAGTGGTGCTTTTATAGCCACTGCTTCTATTAATGATCCCTCATTTGATGAAAATGACCCTGAAATAGGAGATTTTTCATTTGGTACTTGGGATTCTACTTATGGAGTTTTTACACCTGATTAACGGTTTTTAAAATTAATGTATATTTATATATAACCAACAAAAGTAAAAGTTATGGCAATTAAAGAAAACAACGTTGAAAAACTTACCAGCGAAGAAGTTACTCAACTCAATGGACTTCGAGCAAAAACCAGTGAACTAACCTTTCAAAGAGGTCAATTAGGTATCGCTGAAGACAACATTAAAAGACAACTCAACCAACTTGCTGAGTCATTTAATGAACTTTACAACACAGAAAATACCTTATCCAAAGCATTATTCGATAAATACGGTAAAGGAGAAGTTAACCTTGAGGAAGGTACCTTTGTTAAGGCTGCAGAGTAACATTTTTTCAAAATATTTTTTATATTTATTGCCAGCAGGAAACTGCTGGCATTTTTTTTCGATATTTATTACAAATAAACAACACAAGATATGGCTGAAACATTAGTATCACCCGGCGTACTTCAAAGAGAAAACGATCGTTCGTTTGTAGCTCCTGCCCCAGTTGAAGTAGGTGCCGCAATCATCGGTCCAACAGTAAAAGGACCCGTAGAGATCCCAACAATAGTTACCTCTTTTGGAGATTACCGCGAAAAATTCGGAACCTCTTTCCTCTCTGGCAGTAACCAATATGAATTTTTAACTTCAATCAGTGCACAAAAATACTTCGCTGAAGGAGGTCAATCACTCCTTGTAACTAGAGTCACGCCAGGTACATTTACTGAAGCAACCTCTACACGCATATTAGCAAACAGTGGAAGTACAACAGGAACACACTCCACTGCTTCTTTAGATTTTGCAGGTAACATCCCAGATAATGCAAACGGTTTAAGAATTGTAAATAATACTGACAACGAAGTAGATTTTATCATAGTTTCAGGTTCAACAGATAATGATTTAGCCAACTTAAACTTATTCCAGTACAATGGAACTGGTTTACAAGCAATTGTAGACGAAATCAATAATACCTCAGGTTTAAGTGGAACTTTTAGTGCCTCGTTAAACGGTACTGTACTTGCAATTTCTAGCTCTGCACCATCAACCACCCTTAATGGATTTACTATTCAAACTGGATCAACATCAGAATTAGTACAAACTGCTTACAACGGATTAACAGATGTAGCAACATTTGGTGGTGGAACAGCCACAGTTACTGGTATAAATGACGACAATAACCGCTCATTTACTCTAAAAACCATAGCAAAAGGTATAAAACTCAATAACCATACCGATACTGACGGTAGTGATATTGAAGAGCTTTCAGATAACTCATTAGTATCAGGTTCAGAAGATAACCTACGTTGGGAAGTTTCCAATGTAAACAACAATCAGGGCACATTTACTCTCACAATTAGAAGAGGTGACGATACATTAAGAAGCAAATTAATCTTAGAAACATACACTAACTTGTCACTGGATCCTAAAGCTGACAACTATATTGAAAGAGTAATTGGTAACCAATACTACTCAGTTGACACTACAACAGATCCAAATCAACCATTAGTTAAACTAAATGGTGACTTCCCAGCACGTTCACGTTATGTATACGTCTCTGAAGTACACAAACAAACACCTGACTATTTTAACTCAGACGGTACTGTAAACACTGATGGAACCAGATCATACTCAGCTTCTCTCCCACTAGTGGCCTCAGGCGCATTCGCAAGTGCTACTGGTGATATATTACCTAGCTCAACCGCAGGTTTATATTTTGAAAACATTGGAAGTGGAACATCCGCTATCCAAGGTTTAAGCACCACAGATTATACTCAAGCAATCAACATCCTCAAAAATACCGACGACTTTAGATTTAACCTAATTACAGCCCCAGGTATTAATTACAATGACCACGCTACTACATTTAATAGCTTAGTTGAACTAGCAGAGGACAGAGGAGACACATTCTTTGTAGGTGACTTAGTTGGGTATAACGAAACTATATCTAACGTTACCCTCCAAACAAATAATTTAAATAGCAGCTTTGCTGGTAGTTACTGGCCTTGGGTTAAAGTTAGAAGCTCTGAACTTAATAGAGATATTTGGTCCCCAGCCTCAACTGTAATGCCAGGAGTTTATGCTTATAACGATAGAGTTGCTGCTCCATGGTTTGCTCCAGCTGGTCTAAACAGAGGTGGCTTAAATGTATCAAGAGCAGAAGTTAAATTAACATCAGGTATGCGCGATACTTTATATGATGCAAGAGTTAACCCAATTGCCACCTTCCCAAGAAATGGTGTTGTAGCATTTGGTCAGAAAACTCTCCAGAAAAAGTCAAGTGCTCTCGACCGCATCAACGTAAGAAGATTGTTGATCTCACTTAAGAACTTTATCGGAGACACAGCTAAGAATCTCGTGTTTGAGCAAAACACAGCAAACACAAGAAATAGATTCTTGAATGTTGTTAACCCATACCTCGAAAGCGTACAACAAAAACAAGGTCTCTACGCCTTCCGCGTTGTAATGGATGAGTCAAATAACTCACCTGACGTGATTGATAGAAACCAGTTAGTTGGCCAAGTATTACTCCAACCAACCAAAACCGCAGAATTTGTAATTCTCGACTTCACTATCTTACCAACTGGAGCAACTTTTGGAGAGTAATATATTTATAACAAACGAATAAACAACACAGAATAAAATGGCAATATTAAGTTCAGCAGAAATGTTCTACCAGGCGTACGAGCCTAAACTACAGAACAGATTTCTATTCCAGATAGACGGTATTCCTGCATACCTTGTTAAGGCAGCAGATCGTCCTAAATACACTAACGAAGTTGTTGTGTTAGAACACATCAACAAGAAAAGAAAAGTAAAGGGTAAATCCGATTGGCAAGATCTTAACGTTACCCTTTATGATCCTGTAACCCCATCTGGTGCACAAGCTGTAATGGAGTGGGTTCGTTTATCACACGAGTCAGTAACAGGTAGAGATGGTTACTCCGACTTCTACAAGAAAGAAGTTAGATTCCATACCTTAGGTCCTGTTGGTGATGTGGTTGAAGAGTGGGTATTGAAAGGAGCATTCGTTCAAAATGCCTCATTCGGAACAGGTGACTGGGCCAACTCAGCACCAATGGAAATCACATTAACAATCTCAATGGATTACTGCGTGTTGAACTACTAATATTAGCCAAATATATTAAAGAAAGGGGATCGTTTACGCGATCCCTTTTTTTATTCATATATGTATATGTAAACATATAATAGTTATGGAAGAAAATAAATCAATGTTCCCTACGGAGGAAGTAAGTTTACCGTCAAAAGGTTTAATATACTCCCCTGATAGTCCTTTAGCTAAAGGAGCAGTCGAAATGAAATATATGACTGCAAAAGAGGAAGACATCCTCACAAACGAAACCTACATTAAAAAAGGCACTGTAATAGACAAATTGCTTCAATCTCTAATAGTGTCGCCAATCAATTATAGTGATTTGGTTATAGGCGATAAAAATGCGTTACTTGTAGCTGCTCGTGTATTGGGTTATGGTAAAGACTATAGTTTTGAAATTAACGGTGAAACACACACCATTGATCTTACAGAACTAGAGGATAAAGAACTTGACAGCGAACACCTCATTAAACCAAACCACAATGAGTTTACTTTTACTCTTCCTGTGTTAAAAAAAGAAATTACCTTCAAACTCCTCACCCACTCAGACGAAAGAAAAATCGAGGAAGAACTTAAAGGCTTAAAGAAAATGAAACAAGAAGTAGGTGAACTAACCACCCGCTTAAAGTACATGATCCTCTCAATTGATGGCGATTATGAGCGTAAAACAGTACGCCAATTTGTAGATAACCAATTGCTTGCTAGAGACAGCCGAGCACTCCGTGAATACATTAAAGAGATTCAACCCGACGTTGACATGACATTTGAATATGAAGACGAGGACGGAGAAATACAGAGAGGGGTCACCGTGCCATTAAACATTAACTTTTTTTGGCCTGACGCCTGAATACAAAATGCAAGTGTACAATGAGGTACACGATTTGACTTATCATGGTGGAGGTGGCTTTACATACTCTGAAGTGTATAATATGCCTATTTATTTAAGGCGATATTCTATCCGTAGAGTGAATGACCACCTAGAGGCAAAGAAAGAAGCTCAAGAAAATGCCCAAAAAGAGGCTGAATCTAAATATGGACGGTAAGGTGCGAAAGCACCTTTCGTTCTTTTATATTTATAACATATATAATTTAATATGGCAGACGATTTACTAGGGGATTTAGAAGGACTACAAAGTATGTCTTCTCAACTAAGAGATGATTTCGCGGATATTAGGAATATTTTAAGAACTACTGGAGGATTATCTCGTGAATTTACATCTGAGTTAACTACTTCTACTAATGCAAGTAGAAAATTAGGTGAAGAAGTTGAAAGAGTAAAAAATGGTACTTCTAATACTAAAAAACTTTTAGAAGAGCAAGCAAAAGCCACTGAGCGAAGACGCACTTTAGAAGATAAATCTAATAGATTACTCCAACAAGCTCAACAAGCCACAGGAGCTCAAGCAAGAAATTTAAGAGCCCAAGCCTCCTTCCTTTCAGATGCAGCCGATCGTGCTCAACAATTAGCCGATTCATATGGGGAACTAGCAGAATCTAATGAAAAATTAGACAAAGAATCTAAATTTTTTGATAACTTTAGTAAGTTAACTGCCAAAATACCTGGTTTAGGGAAGTTATCATCTACATTTAAAGAAGCGGGAATTGCTATTAGAGAAGCTACTTTAAGGGGTGAAGAAGGTGTAGAAAAACTTAAACAAGGATTTGATATAATAGGTAAAGCTTCATTAATATTAATAGCTCAACAATTACTCAAATTAAGCACAGAAGTAAATAATTTCCAAAAGAATCTTAATTTAAGTTATGAAGAAGCTCTTTTACTAAAAGGAGAGTTTGCCGCCATTTCATTTGAAAGCGGAGAAGTTGCTGTAAATTCAATCCGTATAGCAAAAGCAAACGCAGAACTAAATTCTCAATTGGGAACTGCTGCCGTATTTAGTGGAGAATTACTTACAACCTTTTCAAAATTAACTGAAATAGTTGGTTTATCTAACCAAGCTGCCGGTAGCTTAGCCCAACAAGCTCTCATCAGTGGGCAAGAATTTAGAACTGTAGAGGAAAACGCATTAGGTACTTCATATGCTTTACAACAAGCAAGTGGAATCGCCTTAAATAATAGGGAAATACTCGAAGCTACAGGTAAAGTAACAGGTCAGGTAAGAGCTAATTTAGGTTCTAACCCAGCGTTAATTGCTGAAGCTGTTACTAAAGCTAAGCTTTTAGGAATGGAGCTAAATGACATAGCAAATACCTCTAAACAACTACTTAATTTTGAAAGCAGTATAAGAAATGAACTCGAAGCCGAGTTACTCACAGGAAAACAACTTAACCTAGAAAGAGCCAGAGCATTAGCACTACAAGGTGATTTAGCGGGGGTTGCAGACGAAATAGCTCGCCAAAACATTAACTTTGCAGAATTTGGTGCTATGAATGTTCTACAACAGGAGGCATTAGCTAAAGCTGTTGGAATGACTGCTGATGGTTTATCAGACGCATTACTAGAACAAGAAGCCCAAGGCAGAACAGCACGTGAGTTAAGAGCCCTAGGTAAAAGCGAATTAGCAGACAGATTAGAAGTCCTCGATGCACAAGAAAGAATAGCATTAGCTACTGAAAAACTACAAGTAGCATTATCAAGTGTACTTACACCTTTAGTTCCTATAGTCGATTTATTTGCTATGATAGCAGGTAGTACTGAAGTCGTATATACTTTATTAGGGGCCACTATTCCTCTACTAGCTATAGTAGCAGCTAAACAAGCAGTTTCATTTGCTAAAAGCATAGGTAAATCCGTAGCTGAAATATTTGGGGGTTCTGTAGGTAGTTTAGGACCTTTAGGAATCCCTATAGCTATTGCAGGTGTAGGAGCTATGATGGGTTTAATTGCTTCTTCTATGACTAAAGCAGACGACATGATGTATGGTAATAATATGTTAATTACTAAAAACAAAGGCGCTATTGCTTTAAATAATGACGATACTGTTATAGCAGGTACTGACTTGTTTAGAGGCGGGGGTAGTGGGGGTGGTATCTCAGATGCCCAAATAGGAAAATTAGCCTCAGCAATTAACGATAAAAAAGTAACTTTTGATTCATTTACATCATCTGGCCCACAAGCCCTTGTAGATACTGAACGTAGACGTGCAAGTAATTTATTTTTCTAATATTTATAACAAAACAATACAATGGCATTAGTAGATAAAAAATCACTCTATGACTTAGTACCTAATGAAGGTTCTGTAAGTCAAATGGATTCTTTACAAGGACCCCAATTTGCAAATACTATGGAAAGCACTTTACACACTAATGCTTTGCAAGGATTGTACGATAGCAGTGTTCATAATTTAAACTATGGTCCCATGACTCTAGATATAGATGGTAACCCTGGCCCACAATTTGCAAATACCCAAGAGAGCACCCTCCACACAGATGCACTAGCTGGAATCTACAACAGCAGTGTACATAACTTAAACTATGGTCCTATGGGTGGTGATATGGATGGTAATCCTGGTCCTCAATTTGCAAACCCAGAACAATATAGCCCTTCACTTCATGAAGATGCATTAGCTGGGGTATATAACAGTAGTGTTCATAACAACCAATACACTATGACCTTATACGATACTGATGGTGTTACACCAAACAACAGATATTTAAATAACTTACCTGAGGGATTAGGTGCACTTATTGGATAACTTTAAATGGGGTTAAAAAAATTATTAATAGACTCTGGG